GTATAGGTGAGTTAAGTTGGATTCCAGAGCTAGGATAGGTATATACCTATTCAATTGCTAGTTTGCTACTAGCGCTCACGATATGGTTAAGTATAAAGAACGTCGACGCTTCCAGGATCGCAAGGATTTGATTCTCAGTGTGAGAAGGGATTTCCCTTTTCAGAACTGGAATCCTCCCCTTGCAACTGTCGTCCCCCTTGCCTTTTATGTACCTCGTTTTCAAAACGAATACGAAAGGTTTTGGGAAGATGATGGTTCTAGTTGGGACAACGGGTTCTTCGTTTATAAGAAGGACCAGTTTGGTAGATATATTTGGAAACCGTGCCAACACTATTTGTGTTACACGGCTGACCCGATAGATCAAACCGCCCTGACTAAGATCCCATGGAGCACCGATAGTATTACGGCCTTAGGGACGTATTCTACAGGAAAAGAGGGTGGTGGTGACCGCTTGTTGGCGGCCGATCATCCTCAATTCCGTTCTTTATATGGAACTTACGGGGAGCACTTTGCTGGGCTCCCTAGTATGACGGTAGAAAACAAGGATAAGTCTTTTGTGGCTGATCCTGTTGGTCTTTCTACCTTGGTCGAGAAGAGTTTAAAGTCTACTCTACCTGGTATTAAGTCCGAATTGAGTCTTGTCAATTCAATTATTGAATTGAAAGATTTCAAATCACTACCTCATACCCTCGCTAATATTGGTAATGTCTTGAGGAAAATTTCCTCATTTCGTCGCCTTATTAGTAAAGAGTTTTCTTCGCGTTTGGTTTCACACCATTCGTTAGGAAATTTAACTCTTGCCGAGGTGTTCCATGCAAGTGCAGATGGTTATCTTCAAGCGAAGTTTAACGTTCTGCCCTTGCTCCAGGATATATGCGGTATTTTTAACGCATGTACCCGTTTGAGCAAGACTATGAATCGTCTTGTTCAAAACCAGGGAAGGCCACAACGTAGGCATTATACCTACCAGTGGTTGTATTCACAATTCGCCGGAGCAAACTCCGAACTTATCTACTTATTAGACCAAGGTCAATTCGCAGGGTCTCAAAGCCCTTCCGGAGAGACTGGTGTTTATAAGTATTTAAGACGACAGATTCATGTCGCGCGAGAAGTGATCATACAAGATCCTTCTACATTCCATGCTGAGATTGAGTATAATTACCATTTTACTCAATATCAAAACGAGCATGCTCGTATCCTCGGATTGCTAGATTCTCTAGGGGTTAACCTTAACCCTCAGATTATCTGGAACGCAATTCCGTGGTCGTTCGTCGTTGATTGGGTCATTGGCGTAGGCCAATGGCTCGGTAACCGAAAAACGCTCAACGTGGAACCTGTGGTTAACATATCGCGGTACATGTGGTCTTTTAAATCCAAACGCCGAATCCGTATTTCCTTTTGGGATACTGTTTCGGGAGGACCTAAGATCACGCGTACCTGGTTGCCGGACCTTTACGAATCGATTTATCGTCGAGACGTAAAACTGCCGACAAGAAGTGACTCCCTTTATGGGAGCGGATTGAGTGCTACAGAGCTCAGTCTGGGTGTCGCGCTTGCAATTACGCAATCGTTCCATCCTAAACGTCGCCTGCGCGGAAGCAGGATTGGGTCTTAACCGACCCTACTTCAGTAAAGTATGCCAATAAATAGCACACTAAACACTAACGAGATCAAAGATAGCTCAGGCGTTGAACAAGAGTTCACTCGCTTGAGTACTGTTGGTCGTTCCACCGAGTATAAGTTAATAACTGAAAACCCGGGGTATCCGCATCGTCTCAAAGTTTCACACTCTGAGTCAGGTACGGGGACTTCGAAGCGTCGTCGATCCGTCGTCCGTTTTGATAAAACGGTCGTTGGACAGATTGATACTACGAAGCCTATTACCATTAGCGTCTATAATGTTGTCGATATTCCTGTTGGGAATATGTCAGCATATACGGAAGCTAAGAATGTACAAGCTAACCTGATGTCGTTTATGGCCTCTTTAGGGGCCACGACGACTATCTTGTTCGACTGTACAGGGAACGGTGCCGACGCTGCTATTAATGGAGGACTTTAATCCTCATTTTAATAGTTCGCATCTACGGAAGGAAGGTCCCTTACGGGACCCTCCCCCGTTCTGTCTCGTCTGAAGTTACCATCTAAACAATGGATAGAGTTCAAAGTAATTTGTGTAAATAAATTACGATGTACGATCCTACAAATAATCGAAAGATTATGAGTATGATCGCTCTAATCATGTCTTTGATAGCTCTTCGAGCTTTCTCAGTCACTGATTACTTCTTTCTGGACGGCAGCCACGAGAACTGCAGGATTCACATCTTTAGAATCTTCTAGGTTGTTCAACTCCATAAAGAGTTGAAAATCCTCGAGTATCTGTCGATGGTGTTTCTGAAGTTTCGGGTCGCTTAACTTGGCCTTGATTTCATCAAGTGTCATATTTAAGTGTCGTTAGTGGATCATGAAGGTGTGCTGTGGCTCTAGGAGTTTATACCATAATGGTTAAACATAAGAGCCTAGATGAGTTGGAACTCATCGCCGCACTACTTCATGACGCTCACAAGCGTTATGGAGATGTGTTCAACACACGGTCCCTTCGTAACACATTAAATGTGTGTATACGTCGGTACCGATCGGAAGGACTAAGTTTTCTTACGAAAACTTTACCCCGCCTTGACAAGCACCTTCAACAAGTGCTCGCCGGATCATGCAAACTGAACCCTACTTCAATTGGCTTTACAACCATTCGAGGTACTGAGCTTCCCAGATTTCTGGGTGAGCTCTTCAGTCTCATATTCCATACAGACGGTTCTGTACTTCCAAACTCTGACGCGAATTGCGTTCGTGTTATAAGAGATATACTTGGTGCTTTTTACAAGCTCAAGCTCCCTTATAACGATGTACAAGAACAAAAGATTATCGACGACTTTTGTAAAGCCGAAGATGATCTCTCGAACGATAGTACACGACTCGCAGAAATGCGACAAGTGTATTATGACTATTATAAGAATCATCGGTTAGTACGGATGCGCGAACAAAACTTTTGTGTTTTGCCTCGCTCTCCCGAACAGCAAATGATGCCTATAATACGCGGTGCACGCGCAGCTTTACAAAAGCTGTTTATGCACTTTGACCCAACGAACATTACCCCTAGCCACGGCCCCGGAGTCGTTTCCACAAAGGAAAGACTTTCGAGGAAGTTTCTTTGGACTAATGTTTCTAGTCGGATCACAGACATGTATCCTTTCGACGCGTATTTCTGCGCGTCTAATGGGCATGTATGTGATACATTTGATAAGTTTAAACTTATCAAACAGGAGGATCTCCCGGCAAAAGTTTTACTAGTGCCAAAAGATTCTCGCGGTCCTCGCCTAATTTCTTGTGAACCCGTTGATTTTCAATGGATTCAGCAAGGATTATCGAGGGCGATTGTTCGATTAGTAGAGTCGCATTATACAACAAAGTATAACGTTAACTTCACAGATCAAGGTCCGAATCAAAGAGGAGCATTATTAGGCTCTTCTACGGGACGGTACGCTACCTTAGACCTTAAAGAGGCCTCCGATCGCGTTAACCTTGAACTTGTTCGCCTGCTCTTCCCTGAATCCATTCTTGGATACTTGGAAGCGTGCAGATCTACATCAACAACGTTGCCTAACGGAAGGATATTAAAACTTCAGAAGTATGCGCCAATGGGGTCAGCTTTATGCTTTCCCGTCTTAGCACTTACTATATGGAGTATCCTAACCGCGGCAGCACCGGACGCGTATACGCGCGAGCGTATACTTGTATACGGTGATGATGTCATTGTCCCAACAGCTTTTGCTGAGAGCGCAATGACCGTGCTCGAGTTCTTTGGTTTACAAATAAACCGGAACAAGAGTTGCTCCAAGGGCTCTTTTCGAGAGTCCTGTGGCATGGATGCCTTCCAAGGCACTTGTGTCACTCCAGTACGTTTACGTACTGTGTGGGATGAGTCACCCCGTCCTGACGTCTATTCCAGTTACATAGCTTATGCTAATGCATACTGGGATAGGCGGTACTACACTGCTTACGAATATATCGTAACGCGGCTTAAGGCCATATATGGCCCAATCCCGGACGAAAGCATGAATTTATCATGCCCTAGTCTTCGTGTAGAACCTGCTGAACATGGAAAGTTCAAATCTCGATATAATAAACATCTTCACAAGATGCAATATTATGTTCGTGATGTGTCTTCCCCCACTGTTCATCAAGTTATCGATGGTTGGTCTATGTTGCTACGGTATTTCACCGAAGTAAATAAACCTTCTATAGACAACTCAGTTCGCAGTTCAGATACAGTTTCTCTACGCTTATGCGAAGATTCTGTATTTTCAGTCAGTCGGTATACGGAACGACGTACTAGCATGCTAGTTCGTCGTTGGCGGTGAGTAATAGGGTATTTGGTGTAAAGATTATAAGATCCTTCTTAATTGAAGTCTCTTGAGGCGCCTTACGGCGTCTCTCTTTTCTCCTTGTACCCGGTTGAGATAAGCAGAGGCCTATCTC